ATAAATGTATTATTATTATTAACAATATTTACATAATCGATATTATCATTTTTATCAATTAAAGGTGTATGGTATAATAGTTTGAAAGTAGACATCTATATAAATAATGATATACATATTTATATAGGTTTAATAATATACTTATTCCGACTTTTCTTTATCCTTATCGTTTAGTATTTGTTTCATAAATTCTTCATTACGTAATTGAGTAGCTTCTGGTGTAGTCTCTTCTCTGCTATCAAAATCAACATTTTCGGTTACTCCCGATAAGTTACCTTCGTCATCAATAGATTGTGTTAATACATTACCACTCTTTTGTGCCTTTTCTATATTTTCACGAATAGCTTGCTTCTTAGTTTCGCGAACACGTTCTTCAAACTCTTTCTTTGCGAGTTCTTCATTTTTCAACTTTTCTTGGTGAAGAGCATTTAGTTCTTCTTCCATATGTTCAACACGTCCGGTTTTATAAGCATCCGGGTCCCATGGTAACCATGTACCAACTGGACCAACAAAAATATCGTGGCTAGGGTCTTGTTCACGCAATTGCTTACTTTTATTTTCAGCCTCGTCTTGTGTACCGTAAACACCTCTAATCTTTAGTCCACGAACAGAAGTTTGGAAAGCATGTTCCTTATTAAATTTTTCACTTAATTTATCTTCTTCTTTATCCATAAAATTTTTATAATCATCTTCAATACCACTTTTTTGTAGTTTGCTCGATTCTTCTTTAACAAATTCATTAAAATCGCCGATAAGAGTATCAGCCTTTAATGAATATTTATATGCGATAAAATGAATGAATTCAAAATAACGTTCCATAGATTTAGAAAAATCCCAACGTTTAATGAATTGGTCAAACAAATAAACCTCACGTTTTTTTAAAATTTTTTCGGGAGATACAAATGATAAGCATGCAAATTTTTGACCAGCAATTGCTTGGTCTTCATCGCATAAATCAATATATTTAGGATTCTTTTGTCCGTTTTCTAAATTCTTTTTTTCAAAGGTAGACATATACTATTGTATCGTTCTATTATTTAAGTAATTTTTATATTAATAACTAATTCTATATAATTTAGAAAAAAAATATGATATATAGTATATACGATGGACGGACTTTTCGATCTTAACGAATTAGTAAAACGTGCTATTAAGTACTTAATTGAAGGGTTAGCAGTTGGTATTTGCGCTATGTTAATCCCCAAGAAACCTTTATCGGTTGAAGAAGTGATGATTATTGCTTTAACTGCTGCTGCTGTTTTCAGCATCCTTGATGTTTTCATTCCTGCTATGGGTGATTCTACCAGAACCGGTGCTGGTTTCACATTAGGTAGTTCTTTAGTCGGTGGTTTGAAATTTGCTGCATAAATTAATTAATTAAATTATATTTTTATTCTTATGAATATAATTTGATAGAATTCACTTATGAATATATGTGTTTAAAATATATATTATGGACGTTTTCTTTTACGCATTTTTAATTTTATTAATGTATTTTTTAGCAGGTATTAATAAAGCTAATAATTTTTCATCAACAGTTAAAGGGTTTCAAAATATGTTTTTCTTAAAAAATTTACCTGATTATTTCTATTATTTAACAATATTTGGTGTTGTTTTATTAGAAATATTCGCACCCGTTATGATAATGTATTCTTTATATACAAATACATATACAGAATATGCATATTATTCTAGTATAGGATTAGCACTGTTTACTGTTTTAGCAACTTTAATATATCATTTTCCTTCCAACAAAAGCCAATATTATGCTTTTATGAAAAATTTAACAGCAACTGGTTCATTAATGTTACTTTCAACTATGTTTCAATAATGTAATTATCTTATAATAATATATATATATATATGGATTATTATTTATTAATTATTTTAACCTTTGTTGTAACTTCTCTTTGGGACGTAGCATTGCGTTTTATGTCGCTTAATTATGATAAGCTACCAAAATTTTTTCAAATGGATTTTGTGGAAGATTTAATACCATATTTTCAACATCATACCTTGTTAGCAGCGGCTCTTATTGCTGGATTTGTAGGTGCTACTACGCAACCATTTATTTTATCATTAATGTCTTTTCCAAAGAATATTTTTGATATAGTTTATGTATTGAAGTTTATGATAATAACATTTATAATTAGTGCATTATATGGTTTTGTAATGAAAGGGAGTAAATTATTTCCTCATTTAGAAAAGCATTACTATGATAAATTGGGAGTTGCGAGAAGTATGTATACAGATGGGGTATCTGGATTAGTTGTCCAAACCACATTATTAGTAATTTATACTGTATTTAGATTACATTAGATGCGTAATTAAATTATATTTTATTATTATGAATATAATTTAAACAGTAGGGAAATATTCCCAGTCTAAATCTTCACATACCTTTTTCCATATCATATCTTGTTCTAATTGTTTTTCACGGTCTTTCATCATAGGAATATAAGGTAAATATTGGGTTTGGTCTAATAATACACATAATTGGTAAAGCGTATATGTGTAATTGAAGAAATTTGTTCGGTTAGGAGGGCAATGCACTGCCCAAGGCTTTTGGATTTCAATAAACAATACACATAAGGTTTCATGTAATTCTTCATTCATGATGGGCGGTTTTACACCGAACAAAGAATTAATGTATTGAATATGCTCAAAATACTTGTTATAATTTAATTTTCGTAAAATATCACGCATTTTATCATAGTTAATTTCCTTCATATTTGTAATACGTTCCTTTTTAATACGGGCTCTTATATTTTCAATGACTTCTTCTGGAATTTGGGTAGTTTCTTTAGCTTGGAATTGGGATAAAATTTCCTTGAAATGATTTAAACGAATATATGCAGTATAAGATACTTCATTTGGGGGTTCTTTGTTACTTGGTTTATTACTATCTACTATATAAGTTACAAATTTACAACATTTAAGATTATTGCATATTAATACACCTTCTTCGTCTTGTGGTATTAATTCTCCTTCATTACAATATTCACATTTATCTGCATCAATAATATAATCAGGTGGTTGTAGAGTTCCTATATTCATATTTCTCCAATATTGTTGTAAATATTGCTTAGATTGTGTATATTTTTCATTATTAATATCAGAATATTCATTATTTGTAGATTTAATTTTGAAAAAACTATTTAAGGTATCTGTATTTTGATTTACATTTATTGAATTGCCCGATATTTGCTTTTTTTGTTCAAAAAAATCAAAAATATATTTAGAATTGTCTAATAAATACCGTTTCTTTTCATGTTTTAACTCTTGTATTTGTGATGTAATGTTTTTTATTTGGTCGCAAATTTCCATATATTCACTTACTTGACCTCTTTTTAATGTTGGTATAATCGCATTTAAACGTTTTTTTTCATTAATAAGGTTCGGTATAGTTTCTTCTTTATGTTCTTGAAATTTTATTAACATAGACTGATGAGTTTCATCAATCGTATTAATTATGGTCTTTTTTTTATTCATAAATATATAATAATTTAGGTTTTTATATATATATGACGGTTAATATTAAATTAGATACCCATGTTTTAGGATTTATATTAATGAATTTATTTGGACATGATTTTATTCATGATTTTAATGTAATATCATGTAGAGATCGTTTATTAACAGTTCAAAAAGAATTTCCTTCATTTCTTCCAAGTATAAGTGGTGGAACTGAACTACATGGTGGCGAAGAACCTGTTAATGATGATTTTGATTTAAATGAAGATGATGATGATAATGAAGATGATGGTTATGCCTATTTAGATGATTATGAAGAAATCAAAGATTTTTTTGAAAATAATCAATTTGAAAGTCTTCAAAATACACGAATTAATAGTTTTTTTACAGGTGCATTAACCAGGTCAAAGGCAAAATTATTACAAATGTTAGGACATACTATGCAACAATTAAAATTATATGTCCTTACATGTAAGCCTTTAGAAGAACAAACAGGTGGTAGGGCAGAGCGTGCAGAAACATCATTTTTTGATAAGTTTAGTGAAATGGTATTAGGCAGTGAACCTACAAAAGTTGACACTCTTCCCGTTATAGATAATAAAATGGATAATATAGAAGTTATTGATACACCTAATTATTTTAGTCATCACCAATCAATATTATTTGGTATTAACGCGAGAATAAATAATAGAGTAATGAATGATTATTATGAAGATACAGAAGAAGCCAATAATGTTTTAGTAAATAATTGTTTATTTATTATGGAAAATGTTTATTTAAATTTATATAATAATAATCCTACAATAGACCCTTATGATTTATTTGAAAGTAAATATATTGAAATCATGATGATAATTTATGTTATAGATATTGATAATAATTTGGACGTAAGTAACAATTTATTTTTGATATTATATTATTTTATTAATAAAAATACATTTGGAGAAAAAGAACAAACTGGTGGCGATGATGAAACGGATGAAATTATAGAATATTATAAAAATTTTATTAATAAATTAGAAGAAAATAAAGATAACGGCGAAACCCTAAAAAGTATTGTTTCTAATATTGATTTTAATAAATTAGATAGTTTATCAAATAAATCAGAATTTAAAAAGATAAATGTATTAGCAAAGAAAAAAAAAATAATAGAATATGTAAAACGTATACAAAGTCAAGTATTAGACAATACTTCCAGAAGATACAAAAATGTTATAAAAGCTATAAAATCTGAAACGAATGATGTAATAGATATACTTAATATAATAATTGAATATTATGATAACATGCAAGAAAAATTAAATATTAAATTAAATGCTCAAAATAATGGTAAAGAATTAACAACGGAAAATGAAAATGCAATTCAAGGGATATTACATACAGTTTCCAATAAAATATTAGATTATTTTAATGATGATGATAATAGTATAATTGCGAATATGTCTGATAATAATTTAAAAGAATTGATTTCTTACGATATGATGTTAATAGAACAAGTAGGTAATACAGAACTTGGTAATACCAAAGGAGCTTCATTATCAAGTTTTGATAAAAAATTATTAAAAAAATTTGTAGAATATATGGAAAATGAAACATTACCATCTACTATGCGTTTTGTAAAAAAATTTGATGATATCAAAAAATTTGCAAAAGATGCATTAACTATTAATAATGCGATTAATAATTCAGCATATATTAAAACCAACATAATTCCTAAAAATAAAATTATTTGTCCTTATTCGTCAATAATTGATGCTATGGGTAGTTTTGGAAGTTGTATAAAACCTAATAATAATCAATTAGAAAAAGGAAATTTAGATTTTAATATTGAAGATGATAATGGAAATAGTTATAGTGGACAATTAATAGTAGAAAAACAAAATCGTATAAAAGTTATATACAATGTTAACTATGGAAATTTTAGTTTACCTTATGTAGAAATTCCATTAAATATGAAAGATTACAATAAAACATTATATTTATCAGCAAATAATACATTAAAACGTGTTTTAAAACAAATATTAATAGAATGGAAAAAAACAGGAATAAATCAATTTAATAAATGGGATGTATTATATAATGACCGTATTTTTGAACGATTATTAAGATTATGTTCTCAAAAAGGTATTGGTGATTTTTTTCAAGAAATAAATAGTGTTGCTAGTGGTGGAGGATATCAAAAACTTATAATAGGACCACGTATCGGTGCTATGGGTGACCAACCTTCCGGGGTTCGTGCAGCAATGATGATATACAAAGGTTCAGAGGGTATAGGCGACAAAGTTATGGCTGGATTTTTTTCTCCCGCCAGTGATAATAATGCAATTGTTTTAAAGAATATGGACAATACAAATAAAACAAACACTAAAAAAGCAAGACGTGGTGGAAAAAAACAAACTCGTAAAAGTGGAAAAAAATCAATGTAATTAATGTGTATATGCCTACCAAATTAAACATCGATTTATCATCCAATATTAAATTAGATAAAGCAACTTATCAAAGAATGATATTTATAACAAATGCTTTAGAACAAGGATGGACAATCAAGAAAAAAGAAGACTCTTATATATTTACCAAAAAACATGAAAATCGTCGTGAAATATTCCAAGAAAATTATTTAGAAAGTTTTGTAAAAACTAACATTACCAATATATAAAATTAAGTAAATTATTTAATTTTATACCTAATTTCGAGCTAAAACAATATTATATATATATAAAAAAATAAAAAGCATATATCAAGTAAAAAAAGTAAAAGTTAATGCATTTAGGAAAAATAAAAAGAATAATTAATTATATTTTTCTGAAATTATTTTCTTTGTAGAAGTATATAGAATAGAATTCTAAGATGGCTGGTGGACTTATGCAATTAGTCGCTTATGGCGCACAAGACGTGTTCCTTACAGGAACCCCCGAAATTACCTTCTGGAAGGTGTCTTACAGACGCCACACAAACTTCGCCATGGAAAGCATTGAACAAACTTTCTCTGGTCAAGCCGACTTCGGCCGCCGTGTTACATGCACAATCAGCCGCAATGGCGATCTTGCTTACCGTACATACCTTCAAGTCACTCTCCCTGAAATCAACCAATCTTCTGCTGCTCACGCTCGTTGGTTAGACTGCCCCGGAGAACAACTCATCTCCCAAGTTGAAGTTGAAATTGGTGGCCAACGTATTGACCGTCAATATGGTGACTGGATGCACATCTGGAACCAAGTCACTCTTTCCAGCGAACAACAAGCTGGTTACAACAAGATGATTGGTAACACCACCGCTTTAACATATGTTACTGACCCTGGATATGCTGCCGTTAACGGACCCTGTGCTGCTGCCTCTGGACCTGCCCAAGTGTGTGCTCCCCGCAACGCTCTTCCTGAAACAACTCTTTATGTTCCCCTTATGTTCTGGTTTTGCCGCAACCCTGGACTTGCCCTTCCCTTGATCGCTCTTCAATACCACGAAGTGAAGGTCAACATTGACTTCCGTCCTATTGGCGAATGCTTATTCGCCGTTAGCGAACTTGCTGCTAGTGGAAGTGCTTCTAAATCTGCTGCTGCTGCTTACCAAAACTCCCTTGTTGCCGCATCTCTCTACGTTGATTATATCTTCCTTGATACCGATGAACGTCGCAAGATGGCACAAAACCCCCATGAATACTTGATTGAACAAGTTCAATTCACTGGTGATGAATCTGTTGGTTCTTCTTCTAACAAGATTAAGCTCAACTTCAACCACCCTGTTAAGGAGCTCATCTGGGTTGTTCAACCTGACCAAAACGTTGACTACTGCTCATCCTTAACTTGTGATGCTCTCTTATTCAAGGTTCTTGGTGCTCAACCTTTCAACTACACTGATGCCATCGATGCTCTTCCTAACGCTATCCATGCTTTCGGAGGTCCTGCCTCTGTTGCTGCTGATTCCCGTGCTTTCATC